AACAAACAGCTAAGTGGTACTAGTATGTGGTTTAGTGCTATTAAATTAGCGATTAACGCTGGCAGTAAAATTTACGCTAACAAGCAAAAGGCAAAAATTGCAATGTCTGACGCACAGGTATTGCATGCAGAGCGACAAGCGCGAGGCGAGGAAGCTTACCAAGGCAAACTGTTAGAAGCTCGTCAAAACGACTACAAGGACGAATTCGTTCTTGTGATATTAAGCGCGCCCATAATTGTGCTCGCTTGGGGGGTCTTCAGCGACGATCCGGTAGCGTTAGATAAAGTAAAAATTTTCTTTGAGCACTTTGCAGCACTGCCGACCTGGTTTTCGTCGTTATGGATACTTGTAGTTGGTAGTATTTTTGGTATAAAGGGTACACAGATTTTCAGAAATGGAAAAAAATAACGGAGGAAAAATATGAGACAAAACGGTGTAAGAAGTAACGTCAGATTCCCATATGGAAAAGGTGGTTCAGCTAAGAAGAAAAAACAAGGCTACGCTGCTAGAGAAGATGAATCATTAGGAATGAGACGTGGAAAAGAATCCGGCAAGAAACAATCTATGAAAGCTCGTAGAGATGAATCTTACGGTGCTTGGGGAAAAAGAAAAGCCAAGTTCGGTCGTAAAAACAAAGTAAATAAATAAGGAGAAACAAATGGTACAACATTTTGATTCAACTGCTCAGATGCCTAGAAAAAAAATGAGAAAAGGCGGAAGAAGCAGAAACACAAGACGTATGAACAGACTTGAAGAATTAGGTCGTGTTGATGCTGAAAGAGCTCGTACTAGAAAAGGTAAGAGAAATCTTAAAGCAGAAAAAAGAAGAGTCGTACGTGAACTAAAACGAGGATAATATGAATAGAAGAGGAATAAATACTAGCATATTAATTAAGAATGGACCTACAAGTGCAGGTAATGGAAGAGGTATAACACCTCCGACTCCAGCAAGTTCTGGTTTACCTCCGACAGGATCAGCACATGCAGTTCCGATTAACGTCACTAAAGGTAGAAAATCTACTAATTTTGATGGATCAACTAAAAATATAACTTTAGTTGGTGCTAGATCGAAAGTGTAATGAACCCTAAAGTTAAAAAACTTATGCAGGCATTGCAGGGTAAAAAAAAGAAAAAACCTGTAATGAAAACTGCAAGAACTAGTGCTCTTGAAGGTAGAAAACACTTTAAACATGGCGGAAGTGACTCCATGATTAGACAAGCACAGTCTAATTATAATGGTAGTTATATTTCGGGTGATCTAGGTGGAGTAAAAGTAGGAAATAAATCTTACGCAAAATACTATAAAGGAATGCTATAATTAAAACTAACTTAAGAAANNAAAATGGACGAAGAAACACTAATTTATAAGATTCAAAGACAATTAAAAGAACATTATCAACAAATTGGCGATTCAATGATTGCTGGTGGGGTTGACAATATGGAAAAATATAAATATATGATGGGACAGGCACATGCCTATTTTAAAATAAGTCAGGATATCTCTAACCTGCTAAATAAGAAGGAGCAACATGAAAAAGGAAGCGTCGTCAAATTCAACTCAGACCCAAAAAACTGAAGGGCCTAAACAAGCACTTTTAGATGATTATAAAAAGTTTCAAGAAGAAGAAACTCAACGTCAGAAAAAAGCAGCTGAAGATCAACAAAAATTAGCTAAAAAAGAATCATCTAAATTACCACAACCAACTGGGTGGAGATTATTAATTTTACCATTTAAAATGGCACCTAAAACTAAAGGTGGAATTCATTTAGCCGATGAAACTATTGAGCGATCACAAGTCGCTTCAACGTGTGGACTTGTTTTAAAAAAAGGTCCATATTGTTATGACAAAAATAAATTTCCAGAAGGGCCTTGGTGTAAAGAAGGCGACTGGGTTATTTTTGCACGATATGCAGGATCTAGAATCCTGATAGATGGTGGGGAAGTAAGATTGCTAAACGATGATGAAATATTAGCAACCATCGAAAACCCTGAAGATATATTTCATCAATATTAACATAGGAGGAAACTATGCCAGACACTGAAGAAGTGAAAAAAAATGAAAAAACAGTAGATATTGATACTTCCGGTCCAGCAATGGATGTCGATATCCCTGAACAAAAAGACGAAGCTGTTGTCGAAGAGAAAGAAGTTGCTCAAACTGAGCCCACTGTTCGAGAAGTAGTTGAAGAAAAACCTACAGAAGAAAAACCTGTAGAAACTAAGAAAGAAGAAAAAGTAGAAAAAGAAGAACCTCAGAAAGAAGACGAATTAACAGATTACTCAGAAAGCGTACAAAAGAGAATAGCAAAACTTACTAGAAAATGGAGAGAAGCGGAGAGACAAAAGGATGAAGCAATTAAATTTGCAGAAATCCAAATCAAAGCTAAAAAACAAGTAGGACGAAAAAATTTCTAANCTTGAACCAGGTTATCTTTCTGTTTCAGAAGAAAGAATCAAATCAGGTATGGAAGCAGCTAAAGCTAAACTTGCAGCAGCTAGAGAAGCACAAGATCTAGGTGCAGAAGCAACAGCAATGGCTGAAATATCTGAACTTGGTTATAAAAAAGCTAAACTTGATGAAACTAAAGTTGCGCATGAAGAGTATAGTAAACAACAATCAACCAAAAAAGAAACAAACCTTCACACTGCAATAGCACCAAAAGGTCCAGTAGATAAACGTGCCCAGGAATGGGGTGAAACCAATCCTTGGTTTGGCCAAGATAGAGCCAGTGACTGTAACAGCAATGGATCTTCATAATCAGCTTACAGAAAAAGAAGGTTTTGATGCAACAAGTGACGAATATTATGCAGAAATTGATAAAAGAATAAGACTTGAATTTCCGCATAAATTTGGTACAAATACGGATAAGGGAGAAATTTCGACCAAACCGGTACAAACAGTAGCTTCAGCGAAGCGAAGTACAAAGACAGGTCGCAAAACCGTCCGACTCACGCCGTCGGAAGTAGCAATCGCTAAAAAATTAGGTGTGCCACTTGAAGATTATGCAAAACAAAAACAACTCACGAAGGAGGCATAAGCATATGACTAAAGACGATAAAAAAACCTCACGTGCGAGTCAAACAAGAGAAAAAACTTCTCACAAAAAAGTTTGGTCTCCACCATCTAGTTTAGATGCACCCCCTGCGCCAACAGGATTTCAACACAGATGGCTAAGGGCTGAATCATTAGGATTCCAAGATACTAAAAATATTTCAGGAAGACTAAGATCAGGATACGAATTGGTGAGAGCTGACGAATATCCAGATTCAGACTATCCAGTTGTAGAAGATGGCAAATACAAGGGAGTGATCGGAGTAGGTGGCCTAGTGCTCGCTAGAGTACCTGAAGAGATCGTTAAACAACGAGGCGATTATTATGCAAAACAACATAATGACAAAGTCGAAGCGTTGGATAAAGATATTCTGAAGGATGAGCATCCAAGTATGCCGATCAATATTGATCGACAGACTCGTGTAACTTTTGGTGGCTCAAAGAAAAGTTAATTTTTTAACGATTCCTAACCACTCAAAGATAAACAACAACTGACTGGAGGCCCTTCGGGGCAGGTCAAACTAGGAGGCCATCATGGCAAATCAAACAGTAGCGTTCGGTCTAAGACCGATCGGTAAAGTTGGACAGAATGATGACAACCAAGGTTTATCTGAGTTTAGCATTGCAGCTAGTTCATCTGCTATGTACCAAAACGACCCTGTGCAAGCAGCGGCGACTGGATACATAACAGTAGTTTCTACTTCAACTGCTACAATCTTAGGTTCACTTAATGGTATTTATTATACTGATGCCAACACAAGTAAGCCTACGTGGGCTAACAATCTCAAAGCAGCTAACACTGCGACTGACATTGTTGGTTTCGTAGCTGATGACCCGTACGAAAGATTTGAAATACAATCTTCAGACACAACTGCTTCAGCGCAGACTAATGTGTTCAATTGTGCGGACATCAAATACACTGCCGGAGATTCAGCGAACTACATTTCGAGAGTTGAGCTGGATAACGACACGTTAACAACAACTGCACAGCAGCTAAAAATCCTAGGTGTGAGTAAGAATATCGATAACGATGAAATCGGTGCTTCTCATGTCAATTGGATTGTTAAAGTGAATTCTCACTTTTTAGCTAATGGCACAGCCGGAGTATAGGAGGATAAATCATGGCAATATCACGAGGACAACTAGTTAAAGAACTAGAGCCAGGTTTGAATGCTTTATTCGGCTTGGAATATAAACGTTATGAAAATCAGCATGCTGAGATATACGTAACAGAATCTTCAGACAGAGCGTTTGAAGAAGAAGTTANGTTATCTGGTTTTGCAAATGCAGCGGTTAAACCAGAAGGTGCTGCAGTGACTTTTGACAATGCTCAAGAGACTTACACTGCACGTTACACTATGGAAACTATTGCATTAGCATTCGCGATCACTGAAGAAGCGATCGAGGATAACTTGTATGACAGACTTGCGTCTAGATATACAAAAGCATTAGCTAGATCCATGGCGAACACAAAACAAATCAAAGCAGTAGATCCACTAATCAACGGGTTACCGCAAACTGCAACTTTCACTTCTGGTGACGGTTCTGCATTATTTGCAACAAACCACCCAACGATTGCTGGAACAGTTCAAAATACTTTGACTACTCAAGCAGACCTTAACGAAACGTCATTAGAGCAATCTTTAGTAGACATTGCAGCAATGACTGACGAAAGAGGTTTAAAAATTGCAGCTAGAGGAATGAAAATGATCGTTCCACCAGCTAACCAATTTAATGCTGAGAGACTTATGAAGTCACAAGGTAGAACTTCAACTGCTGATAACGATATCAATGCAATCGTATCTATGGGAATGGTTCCTCAAGGTTATAGAGTGAACAATTTCTTAACTGATGCAGATTCTTGGTATGTTATCACTGATGTACCTAATGGTATGAAGTACTTCGAAAGAACGCCTATTAAAACGGCGATGGAAGGAGACTTCGATACTGGTAACGTAAGATACAAAGCGAGAGAAAGATACAGATTTGGTGTATCTGACTATCGTGGAATATTTGGCGTTCAAGGTGCTTAATAACTAAATATTTTGAGGCGGACATAGTTCCGCCTCAATCTTAAAATAGAAAGCCAAAATGAAGAAATTCCTAGTAAAAATATGGGCTTATGATCACTATGCTTCTTTTGAAATAGAAGCAGAAGATAATGCTAAGTCTATTGAAAACTCTATTATTGACAAATTAGGAAAAAAGAGTATAACCTGGGAATCAACGGGAATGTTTTCGAACAATCCTAACAGAATAACCTATGAGGAGGTTATCGATGGTACAAGACCTGTACAAACAAAAACGGTCCTTGGAGTTGAGGTGGCAGTTGGAGTATGAGCAAAGTGGTAAATATACTCTCAATATGGTCGAAATTGATAACGCTATTAAAAATGTTATCACTGAGATTAAAGCCGAGGAACGAAAAATTGCAGATAGAGAAAATGCAATTGTTAATGCTGCCCCCCAAATTTCTGTGGCAACTTAATAGATAACGCCACATCGCTGAAATCGCGTATTTCTGCAGGGATCCCTTGCACTCAATTAAAATCTAATATATAAATATCTTACTATACAATTAATTAATTGGATATCGACGCGTATAGTCGACGGCCTAGAGACGGTATCCTATAAACTAGGAGAATAATTATGGCAAATACAACCTTTGACGGACCGGTAAGGTCGCGAAATGGTTTTCAATCAATTGGACCAGGAGCAGTCCCTGCATTAACTTTAGCTACAGATTTAACTGTTGCTGATCACGCAGGAAGACTTGTAACTATGGATCCTGCAGCTACACCAACTGCAATTACCATCCCTGCAATTAATGCAACGGCTGATTCTGCAGTAGCAGGTCCAGGAAGTGATCCAAATAACCCAAGCACAATTGGTACAACTTTTGAAATTCTTTTTACAGACGATTTCACAGGTACAATCAAAACAGCTGATACTAACGACACATTTGTTGGTATTATCACATCTGGTATTACTGCTTCAGTTTCTGGAAAACAATGGGTTCCGGCAGCAGCTAACAATGAAGTTAATCTAAATGGGGAAGCTGGTGCTGCTGTTGCTACAACAGGTGGTTTAAAAGGTTCTTACATTAAGTTTACTGCAGTTGCAGCAAACCTTTACTTTGTAGAGGGAATGCTT